CGCCCCGGACCCGACAGCCATCCTTGCCGATTGACATAATCTACAATATCTTGTACAATTAAAAAATACCCAGACAAGTTGGCCTCAAAAATTACATCCAGCTCCTCTTTGATCCTGTTTGCATATCTATTTTTTTCCGCCTCGTCGTCTACCTTTCCGCTTGGGATCATTTTCTCTTTCCATCCATCCCTGCAAAGCTGCGTTAGGTATTCATTCTCCCCAAGCCCGCTTGGTGTAGAAAATTTTGGAAGCATTGGCTTGTTGAGTATGTTGTAGTTCTCGCATTTGTTGTAGATCTCATCAAATTTTCCAATCTGCGGGTCTAGCACAATAACCTCGGAGATCTCCGTTTTGTTCTTTAAAAAGAAGTCGTTTGATTCAAAGAAAACTTGATTTTTAACCTCTTCCCCAGCGGTTAACTGTTTACTTACTTTGGGTAAAGTGGTCTTCATACTAGAGCATAGTAAAATGCGATGTAACGGTGCGTCCTCCCTGTCGGTATAATAAATGTCCATAAATGACTCGGACTTGCGATAAAAGTCTTCGCCTCTGATGGGGGAGTTGGCTTCGCTACCAGCAATACTAATCAAGTTGCCCTTACTAGAGACATGTGTTAGTAAAGCATTGTTTACCTCACCAGAGTCATCTAAAGATGACACTATCTGGATAAGGTCTAGCCAGCCTTCTTTATTTTTTGCAAACAGGGAGAATCCATCGAACGAGCACCCAATGATAGGCTTCACGTCGTTCTTTATGCATGCCTGATAGAATGTCACCGCTCCAGACAGGGACTTGTAGTCCGCGATGCCGCATGCTCTGTATGCATTATCTGCACATTTCTTTGCAAGCTGTGCAGGCTTGGAGAATCCCTTAAGCAGGGAATAGTGGGTATAATTACACAGTGGAAACCAGTTCATATTT